CCTTCACCAACCCCCTGGCGATCGACCACCCAGAAACCGGCCACCCCATCCTCTACACCGGCAGGGGCGACATGATCTGTTCTTACGCTGGTGCTAATTATATCGAAGACGACAAAACCACCAAGAGTCTCGGCTCAACCTGGAGTCAGCAATGGGATCTTCGAGGGCAGTTCCTCGGCTACACCTGGGGGTTCCGCAATTCTGGCTTCACGGTCGCCGGCTGCCTCGTCAGGGGTGTGTCTATATTGAAGACAAAATACGAGACCCAGGAAGCCATCTGCAATTTCAGCGATTTCGAAATAGATCGCTGGTATGGAGAGCTGTTAGAGTGGATCGAAGATATGAAGACCGCCTGGCGTACAAAGCGGTGGAGGTACAACCTCGATCGCGCCTGTACGGAGTATGGCGGATGTGGCTTCAAAACCGTCTGCAAGGCCCAAGATGAGGGTCCCTGGCTGGAGCAATACTTCGAGCGCCGGCATTGGGATCCAGTTACCCGGATCGAAACTAAAATCTGAAAGGTCTGTTATGAAAACTGCAATCGCCGTCGCCTTGGTTCTCGGCTCCCCCGCCGCCCTAGCCGACACCACCACCCAGGCCATGAACCACTGGCAGTGCCTCGGAGTGGCGATCCTCGCCTGGATCATAGTAGACCTGTTACTAGCTCGGCCGATAAAGCGAATCATCAAATGGTGGAGGGAAGAATGACTCCATTCTGGACAGGCTTCTGGATCGGCCTCGGCATCACGGGAGGCGTTGCACTAGGCCTTTTCGTCTGGCAGGCGCTGCAGATGGCGCTCGATAAATGGGGGAAGCATGAGTGACCTAGTGCAGCGGCTGCGCGAAGCAAGAGAGCCCGGCGGTACTAACTTGTCTCTATGGGAGTTAGCTGGCGAGGCCGCCGACGAGATCGAACGCACCAAGCTCTACGACACAATCGCGCATGCGAATAAGGTTCAGGCTGAGGAGATCGAGCGCCTGACGCACCACCTGACAGCGGAGTCGAACGCGGTCATTGCGCTGACGCGGGAACTGGCTGATTGGCGCACATGGGGCACCATCGAGGTGGCGATACGCAATCCTAACGTCGCGTCATACATGGAGCATTGGGAAGGCCGCGCTACGAAAGCCGAGGCAGAAGTCGACCGCCTGCGCGCGGCGCTGAAGTTCTACGCTGATCGAAATCACTACGGGCACTTTGGCCTTTTGAAAGATGACGGCAAGGTCGCCCGCGAAGCCCTCGCAGGAGAGGCCGATAAAACTAAGGAGACTTCATGAGCCTGCTGCGCTGGTTTATCGCCCTCGCCGCCATCTTCGTCCTCGCCATCCTAGCCTCGGGCTGGGTGTTCTAGCTGTGAATTTCACGATCATATTATCCAGCGTCGGCGCGCCGGGCTGGACCATTTCTCGCCCAGACATCGACAGTCGCGGGTTTCGTCCCTTCTCCCGCGCAAAGGTATGCCCACTTTGCTTGGATGTCTGGGCGATTCTACGCCGCGAGGGAGTCGAGGAAGGGTTCGCCGTCGAGGGCCATCTCTGCGCCAACTGCAGCCACGCCCCCCACGGCGACCTCATCCCCGGCTCCCTCCTCGACGACCGCTCATCTCAGACCCTCGACCTCGACCTCATCAATTACCTACCATTAGAGCTAAAGCAACGCGAATTCAACCTGATCGCCAACCTTATAGAGAAAGAACATGTCAACAGTATCACCGCTGCCAACCTCAGAGCCGAGCTTACTGCCGGGGGTGAACGTACTCCTGGAGGGCCCAGCTGGGACAGGCAAGACCCACTCCCTCGGAACCCTGGTGGAGACGGGAGTCCAGACCTTCTACACCGGGCTGGAGTCGGGGATGGAGAGCCTCCTCGCCTATTGGACCGACCAGGGGAAGCCGATCCCGGAGAACCTCCACTGGCACAACCTTGAGTTGGCCCAGAAGGGCGGGTTCGGAGCGATGGCTCAGACCGCCAGCATCATCTCCCAGATGGACCAGTCCGGCCTAGCCAAGATGAAGGACTTCAACCGTGCACAGAACAATCCCTTTGAGCGTCTGCTTAAAGTTCTCAACTCCTTTGACGACCAGCGCTATGGAAAGAATTATGGCGCAGCCGATTCCTGGGGGCCTGACAGGGCCCTGGTACTGGATGGTGCCACCGGACTGGGTAACTTCCTGTGGGCCATGCAAGTTGGCTCCAAGCCTGTTCGCGACAAACCCGACTATGGTGTGGTGCAAGAGCAGATGGAGCGCTTCATCCGCTATTGCTGCGACGGCTGCAAGTGCCACTTCATCCTGATCGCCCACGTCGAACGGGAAGTGGATGAGGTCCTCGGCGGCGTCAAGCTCATGACCAGTGTCCCAGGCCAGAAGCTCTCTCCTAAGCTACCGAGTATGTTCTCCGACACCATACTCGCCACGAGAAGTGGAGCGACCTGGACCTGGGACACCGGCAGCCCGTTGGCTGACCTGAAGACGCGCAACTTGCCCGTATCTCAAAAGCTCACCCCCAGTTTCAAGTTGATAATGGATAAGTGGCTCTCTAGGGGCGGCCGCTTCTCCAGTTCCGTAAAGGTATAGCCCCCCTAACACACAACACAAGGTAACCAGTATGAACTCCGAAGCAATTGGTTTTGACCCGAACGTATTCCTTGGCGCAACCATCACCGAAGCATCCGTACGCCGCCCGCCCATCCCAGGAGGCCTATCCTTCCCCGGCACCCTCGGCACTCCCATCACCCGCCAGACAGAAGGGAAGAAAGAGTCCAATATGGGGCAGATGTATCTCTGGTGCGACATCCCTGTCGAGGTGGACATCACCGGCAACCCGCAGGTGAAGGATCACGTCGGCCTGGACAAGGTCAACCTCCGCTATTCCTTCCGGCTGGACACCAAGCCCAGCGGCGGGTTGGACATGGCGCCTGGGAAGAATAACGGGCTGAGGATCCTGCGTGACGCTGTAGGGATGAATGTCGAGGGCCAGCCCTTTAACATCCTCATGGTCGCCGGCAGGCAGGTGCTCTGCAAGATCGGCAACCGCCCCTACCAGGGGGAAATCTACGATGAGATCGACGCGATTGCCAAGCTCGGCTAATCAAAAAGAGGGAGAACTCGCATGCCTACAGCAGATTGGACGATGCATCATCGAGGACTCGTCGAGCGCCTGACAGTCGCTCGGGGCGACCTCGAAGACATCTCCCCTGGCTCACCGCTGGATGAGATAGAGGAGAGTGTCGAGGATCTTGAGCGGGTGATCAGCACCGCCGAGTTGCCTGGTGAAGAGGAAGATGAAGAGGAAGAGGAAGACTCAGAGGAAGAGGAGGAAGAGGAAGAAGAATAACTGACCCAGGGCTGGGGAGGGGGCTCGGCCCCCTCCTCTTTTCTTCCAACTAAAAATGGAGGGGACAGGCATGCAGCTGCATGTTATTCCTGCTGAAGACATTGTGGTCAAGAGCAACCGGCAGCGCCGGGACCTCGACCAAGCTAAGATCCTCGAACTCGCCGGCAGCATAGCGCAGAACGGCTTAATCCACCCTATCGTAATAAGGATGGCAGACGATGAGTACACCCTGGTCGTTGGTGAGCGACGGCTCAAAGCCCTGGAGCACCTTTGGTTTCTGGGACAAGAAGTTATCTGCGGCGAACGAATCATTCCTGAAGGGCACGTACCCTGTCTATTCCTCGGGGAAATTGACCCTGTGGACGCAGAAGAAATTGAACTTGAGGAAAATATACGTCGCGAGGATCTCTCTTGGAAAGAACGGGCGGACGCTGTTTCGCGACTTGCAGATCTACGAGCTCGCCAGGCGCAAGCTCGCGGCGAACCAATGCCAGCGGTCGCAGCCATCGCTGAGGAAGTCACGGGGTCCAGCGAAGGTGCCGCGCAGGACAACGTCCGCCAAGATATCCTCCTCGGCCGTGCGCTCGCCAACCCGAAAACGGAAGAGGTAATCCGCAATGCCACATCCCGCAAAGAAGCTTTCAAGCTCCTCAAGCGCCACGAAGAATCCCAGCGGCACGCCGCCCTTGGCGCGGCGATCGGTCCAACCTTCACTTCATCTCTGCACGTTCTGCAGAGAGCGGACTGCCTTCTGGCTATGCCTGACATGCCAGCGGCGTCTTTCGACGTTATTCTCACAGACCCGCCCTATGGGATTGGTGCGGACGATTTCCAGGATTCGGGCGGGAAGGCTGCAGGTGGTCATTTCTACGACGATTCCTATGAGAGCTGGACTAAGCTCATCCCACCTCTTGCAACCCATTCTTTCCGTCTTGCGAAAGCACAAGCTCACGCCTATGTCTTCTGCGACATCGACAGATTCCACGAACTCAGAGGACTCTTCCGAGACGCCGGCTGGCGATGCTTCCGCACCCCTCTCATCTGGGTCAACCCAGGGGCGATACGCGCCCCGTGGCCAGAGCAAGGACCCATCCGAAAGTACCAGTGCATCCTATTCGCTATCAAAGGAGGCAGGCCGGTAACCCGCCTGTATGGAGATGTTCTCACTTTCCCTTCAGATCCAAACCTTGGGCACCCAGCACAAAAGCCAGTCGCGCTTTACGACGACCTGCTACGGAGATCTATCGCACCTGGTGACACTGTACTCGATCCGTTTTGCGGGAGTGGAACTGTGTTTCTGGCGGCTCACGGTCTCAAATGTCGCGCTACCGGAATTGAAATGGACGAAGCTGCCTACGGTGTCGCCGCCAAGCGATTGAAGAGTCTCGAGCCTCCGCCCAAGCCTCTCAAGTATCCCGACCCCTATCCCTCTCCAAGCGTGAGTGCCCAGTAATGGGCGCTCTAGAAATCTTGGAACGGTGCGAGCCCGTTCCGGAATCAGGTTGTTTCATTTGGCCAGGAGCCAACAGCAGAGGACATGGTATGCTGTCCGGAGGGAGGTACACACACAGAGTAGTCTACGAACACTTCTACGGTCCTATACCCAAAGGATACGAAATAGGACATAAGTGTGATGTGGCTTCATGCTGCCGACCCGAGCATCTAGAGGCAATAACTAGGTCTCAGAACGTGAGAGATGCCCTCGCTCGGAAAAGATATAAGCGAGGCAGATACTCCACAGAGGATGTTATCGCTCTACGTGCTGGTACAATGTCCCAGAGAGAATTCGCACGTAAGTACGGACTCAGCCGAAAGACAGCCTACAATATTCTACTGGGATGGAACGCTGCATGGCGATCATAGTACCTCCAGAGGGTCCACCGAACGCCAGGATATTTATTGTAGGGGAAGCACCAGGATTTGAGGAGGAACAGCAGGGCCGTCCCTTCGTCGGCGCTTCAGGAAACGAGCTAAATCGGATGCTCCACGAAGCAGGGATTTCTCGTACGGAATGCTTTGTTAGTAATCTCTGCAAGGAACGTCCCCCGAGGAACGACATCAGCCTCTGGCTGCGCAGCAGCCTGAAGTTCTCCACCAAGCCGACCAAAGAGGATGAGCGCCGTCGGGCTGCCGGCGTTGAGCCCAGGAACTTCGTCCGCCTCCGCGACAACCTCGTAGACCCCCGCGTTCAGTCCGGCTTCAATCTACTAAAAAAGGAGATCTCCCTTGTCAATCCTGCGATCATTATCACAGTGGGTAACACGAGCATGTGGGCGCTCACCGGCCGATGGGGAATCACCAAGTGGCGCGGCTCCATGCTTCACACCGACTTTGATTCTTCCACCTCTCCCACTAAGTGCATCCCCACCTACCATCCAGCAGCAGTTCTCCGCCAATGGAGTTGGAGAGCTATTACGGTCAACGACCTTCGCCGTGCCGCAAGGTTCCGAAACGGAGTTCCTTATCCGACCCCAGAACGCCGATTCATCCTCCGGCCTAATTTCAGTCAAGTTGAAAATATCCTTCGGCTCTTGGTTAGCAGAGCCGACCTTCAGCCTGAGGGTCTTAGACTCTCCTTCGATCTCGAAACTCGTGCAGGACATATTGCTTGCGCAGGAATCAGCTGGACTTATTTTGATGCAATCTGCATCCCTTTCATGTGCAGGGAGCGAGGGGACGGATATTGGAACCTGGACGAAGAAGTCAGTATTATCCGACTCCTCCATTCCCTCCTCACCCACCCTCGAGTCAGGGTTGTAGGGCAAAATCTGCTGTATGATTGCCAGTACACCTGGCGGTGGTGGCACTTCGTCCCTCGAGTCGAGCAAGATACAATGATCTCCCAGCACGCGATCTTCTCTGACATGCCCAAGGCTCTCGCCTTCCAGGCTTCCATGTACTGTAACCATTACGTGTTCTGGAAGGATGAGGGGAAGGATTGGGAGAAGAATATGAGGGAGGATGAGCTGTGGCATTACAATTGCCTGGACTGTGTATATACAGATGAGGTGGGTCAGGTTGAGCTGGAGACGGTGGAGAAGATGAAGCTCCAGAACGTCCACAGCTTCCAACAGTCGATGTTCTGGCCCGTGCTGCAGGCGATGCAGAGGGGAGTGCGGATCGACACTCGCCGGCGGGACGACTTGATCCTCGAGGTCCAGATGGAGATCGACCGAAGGATGGACTTCATCCGCTTCCTCCTCGGCCACGACCTCAACCCTGATTCCCCCAAGCAGATGCACGCCCTCTTCTACGGCGACTTCCAGATGCCTGTCCAGAAGAAGCGGGGGAAGCCCGGCGAACCCCCTCGACCCACCTGCGACGACACTGCCCTCAACAAGCTAGCCCGAGTCGAGCCCCTTCTCAAGCCCCTCATCAACTCCATCCTCGACATCCGCACCCTCAGCAAGTTCCTCAGCAATTTCCTGTGTCGCGCCCTGGACAACGACGGCAGGATGCGCTGTTCGTTCAACATCGGCGGATCAGAGGGCGGCAAGTCAGCCCCGAAGACCTACCGCCTCTCCAGCTCGGAGAGTGCCTTCGGCACTGGCAGCAATCTCCAGAACATTCCCTCGGAGAAATCCAAGAGCGTGGGCAAGGCCGCTGCGCGAGGCAAGATCGAGGGCATCGGCGATCCCTACCAGTTCCCCAACATCCGGGAGATCTTCATCCCCGATCCTGGCTTCACCTGGTTCGACCTCGACCTCGAGCGAGCCGATCTCTACATCGTCGTATGGGAGGCGAATGATGAACAGCTCAAATCAGCCCTCAGAATGGGTGTTGACGTACACCTGCTTAACGCCTTCGTTATCAGCGGAAGGGAACCTCCTCCCTGGGAAGAGCTTGTCGAATCCCACCCCCGCTACCCCGACCACCGAGGCCGCAACAAGCACCTCAGAGAGTTCGCCAAAGTCTTCTGCCACGGAACCAATTACGGAGGATCTGCTCACACGATGGCTGCTCATATTGGAAGGTCTGTGCACGAGACTGAAAGAGCCCAGGGACTGTGGTTCGGTGCGCACCCTGGAATCAAGCGGTGGCATGCTGAGGTTAACCGTCAGGTTCAGACCCGGCGCTACGTTGAAAACCGATTTGGATACAGATGGATTATCTTCGATCGACCTGATAGCATTCTGCCTGAAGCTATAGCTTGGATACCCCAATCCACTGTTTCAGTCATCATCAACCGCATCTGGGAACGCATCTACCGTGAACTCCCTGAGGTCCAGATTCTTCTCCAGGTCCACGACTCCCTCCCTGGCCAAATCCCCACAAGACAAGTAAATACTCTCTTGCCAGCAATCCGCGAATGTGCTAAGATCCCGGTTCCATACGACGACTCGCTCATCATCCCTGTATCAATCAAAACCTCTGAGAGATCCTGGGGGCACTGCTAAACCCTAGGGGAGGGTGTGATGCTAAATGGAAGCGGAAGGAGAAACTTCGATGACTGGCTCACCGCGTACATCAAGTATGCTGGCTTTTCTGAGGCGCCACGAAGGATGCATTACTGGAGTGGAGTCTCTGCTATCGCTGGCGCACTTCGACGCCATGTCTGGCTTGACATGGGATACTTTAGATGGTTCCCCAATTTTTATATTATCTTGGTCGCTCCCCCCGGCGTCGTCTCCAAGTCCACCACAGCTAATATTGCTATGTCACTCCTGCGGCGCGTCCCTGGTGTTAACTTTGGACCCGAAGCCGTCACCTGGCAAGCCCTAGTGGATTCGTTCGAAGCCTCTACCGAGTCTTTTCAAATCGAAGACACCCACTACATCCAGTCCGCGATGACTATCGAATCTGCCGAGTTCGGCAACCTCATCGACCCCTCTAACCGTGAACAAATAGACTTCCTGGTGAGCCTTTGGGATTCCAAGATCGGCTCTTTCCAGAAGGTAACGAAAGGATCTGGGACGAACAATGTGGAGAACCCCTTTATCAATCTTATTGCTTGCACTACTCCTGCTTGGATTGCTGGTAATTTTCCTGAGTACGTCATTGGTGGAGGCTTTACTTCGCGCTGCCTCTTCGTGTATGCGGATCAGAAGGAGAAATACATAGCCTATCCTTCTCGCCACATGCCGAAGGAGATGGCAGAGGTCCAGCTCTCCCTCATCCAGGACCTCGAGAGGATCGCCACCCAGCTCGTTGGTCCCTATGCACTCGACCAATCAGCAGTTGAATGGGGAGAGCTCTGGTACGCCACCCACTGGCAGAACAAGCCAGACGAGCTGGACGATGACAGATTCTCCGGATACCTCGCTCGCAAGCAGACTCACATCCATAAGACCGCCATGTGCATTGCTGCTTCAGTTCACGATGATATGGTTATCAGCCAGGGAGATCTGGAGAAAGCGAACGAGGCCGTCTCCGATCTTGAGCGCGACATGGTGAAGGTCTTCGCCCGGATCGGCCGCACTCAAACCTCCGTCCAAGCCGAGCGCCTCATCCGATTCATCCAAAAGAGAGGCCGCGTCCCCTACTCCGCGGCCTATCAATTCATCCACTCGGCCTTCCCTTCCGCTCGCAATTTTGAAGATGTCGTAGCGGGGGCGAGAAACGCTGGCTACATTCAAGTCGTAGCTAGCGAGAATGGCTTTGATTTGGTTGCTGTTAGAACTTCATGATCGCATTATACGTGACGTAATGTGGGCATATTATTCGGCCGTCAGGCGCCGCTGAGAGCCAAGTCATATCCGAAGTTCCTCGGTCCCAGCAACAGAACCCGCGGCGTACCCACTGCCCCTGGCCCTTCCATCGCCATGTTAAGGTTGAAAGACCGCGGTAAGGCTAGGAGCAGAAGGCGGAGCGAGCTGGCTGGGCGGAACCGACACCGAAGCAGTCCCCACCGGGCTCACGTTGCCGTGAGTATCAGTGACGATCGCGCTGTAATTGTCAGTAGAGCCCATATCCGGGCTGGTGTCGGTGAACGTCAGCGGCCCAGTGATGGGCGCGTTGAAGGTCTGGATCACCGAACTAGCCCCTGCATCGACAGCCTTCGAGAGAGTGATGCTCTGAATATCGCTGAGCGCCAGAGCAGTGTTGTCCGTCCGAGTGGACGGCGGCGTGATTGTTACCAGATTGCTTGCCACTTTACCCTCCAATATAAAAAGAGCCTTGAGTTTAGGTGCTGACGGGTCCGCCAGCATCTCTGTGACATCCAACTTACCTTCGAATCGTATCTTGAATCTAGCCATATTACTTCAGAACCAGCGACGTGCCGCCGACCATATCCAGCAGCCACAGCAACAGAATAACCCCCACCACCACGTACGCTATTGTCTTAACCACAGGGGGGATACCGGGAATCTGCCCGACACCCCAAAGTATCAAACCAACTATCGCAACCAGAATCAAAAACACAAGCAGCGTGTGAACCATAACCTACCTCCTCCCGACCATGAAACCAGTGCGGAACGCTAGGTCTATTCTCATCCGCCTTATTGTAATCTATAATCGAGCAACAACTTATCAGCAAAAGAGTGCATGTTATTGTATAGAATTTCTTCATGCTCCAAATATTCCCAAGCCCTTGAGCGCAACGATGATAGAGGCTACCGCCTTGTTGGTGTTGCTGTTTGCGCCGCCGGCATCAGTGATGTTGTAGCTGGCTATAACAGCATTGCCGACCGGCGTCCCCCAGCCAGTTGTCAGCGCCGGCAGTCCTGCGAAGGGCGTAGTACAGGTATTGTAGTTCGGGCCAACCTGAATGGTGCTCGCAGTATTCACCACCATATAAAGGCCTCTGTCGGCAACATGGGTGTCGAGGCCAGGGTTCACCAGAGTAACCGAGACTCCACTCACTACTCCTGTGTTATACCCAGCGTCGAACCTCACACAGGCGCAGACATTCGTAGGATCATGCGGATCTACAATGTTGCCACCAGCCAGGGTCAGCCCGTAGTTATCATGATAGAAGACAACTCCATTAGAATAGCAATCGAGCGCCGTAGGCGCTATCACCTGCAGCCCGTTGGTGTAATAGAATACGAATCCACCAGAGGTACTTGCACCGGGAACGCCACACTGGATAACTGTATCTCCGATCGACGAGCATCCTGCCGCCGCTTCGATCGGCGTTCCAGTTACTGTACCCGCCCCCACAACACTCACCCCATAGCCGCCTCCACCCGCCGAGCCGGTGATCTGATTCCCCACCGACTTGCAATTCTGCGGCGCCCAAACATAGTTCCCGGCGATGTTCTTCGACGGCCCCATCGCTACGCCATACTTACAGTTTTCAATTATGTTCGCTTCAAAAAGGAGTTCCTCTCCAGCATGCGTGCCGAGCGCATCCCAGATGGTGTTGTTCTTCACCGTCATTCCTACGACTTTACAGTTCTTTGTTCGGGGTACCACCGCCAGGTTGTCCGATATATCTGTCCGCCTGGTGAGGCTCACTCCGTAGGTGTTGCCGCTCGTGCCTGGACTTACAGTATCAATGATACCTCCGATAATCTCACAGTCGAGACCAGAGGCAAGCAGGATGGCGGCGTAGCCGATATTCAGAAACTTGCAGTTGATGATATGGAAGCGCTGTCCCCACTCACTGTAGAGCCCGTAGGAACCGACATCATGCAGGTAACAATCAACCAGATACAGATCACTCACCCTCGCCCCCACAGCCGTCCCACTCGCAGTGATGAGTGTCTCTCCTCCCACATAGCTCGAGTTGCCCCTGCCATATATCTCCACTCCGCGTAGCTCACAACCAGTTCCAGTGATAGTCAGAAAGCTCGTTCCATTAACAGCAGTCCTCAGGATGACACCATAGAGCAGGGCTGCGACGTTAGCATTGGCGATAGTGATAGTTGTCGTGCCACAATAATAGGTGGCGTTGGAGATGCCTGTAACGAGGGCTCCTGAGTTGAAGGCTTTCTGAATCGCCGCGCTATCATCCGCTACATTATCGCCCACCGCTCCGTAGCGATTGAAGTGTCCCGGCGGATAGGCATAATTCGAAGGAGTTATGCCTGCTGCCAACTCCGCCGGCGTCTGCGGCATGGTTATGGAGGTGATCCCAGCCTGAGTGAATTGCGTAGAGAGAAACGAATTAAATGTGCTAGTCGGCAACCCTCCTAGATTGGAGAGTGCAGTACTTGCGTTCCGTGCATCTGTTCCTCCATTGGAGATTTCCAGCGGCGCATCCGAGGTAAGCGCCGTTCGCGCCGCCGGCTTGGTCGTCACGCTATCAAACACATTATTCGCCAGCGCATCCAGCTGATTCAGCCACGCCGCCGGCATCGCTGGCCCCACCTTATCCACATAGTTCTTCGGTACATAGCTCACGGCAGGGTCTCCATAAGTTGTGTCTTCCCCGGAATCGAGCACCCCGGCATCGCATAGCCAGGAATCGCCGACGTCCCATTCAGATCACAGATTTCAACATAGGTCTCCCCCGGATATTGCGGATAGGGAATAGCCATCTCCGGCGCCCGGAGGCTGTGCACGAAGTCCTGCGGATGCCTCTCCTCATCACACCGAGGATGTCTCCAGAGGCCTTGCCAATTCCTGACCGCCTCACTGAACTTCAGCTTCGTACCACATATAGAGCAGATGATATTCCAGTCGCCAGGCGACCAGCGGTCTGCCGGCCCGGGACTAGGCGGCGCGCCCATACTTCATTCCCCTGCAATACCCATGCCTCTGCAGCATCGGCAGTTCGGCCTCGAGTGCCTCTCCTATATCCGTGCGGAACATCAGATTCGAAGGTATATGCAGTCCCCAGGCCACCGCATAGGCTGCCTGGGCTGCCTCTTGAACAGTATCTCCTGTCCCAGTCACCACTAGAGGGTAGTTGCCGGCGGTACAAACGTGCTTAACCTCTTCCACCTGATCTCCAACCAGCATAGATACTTTCCCCTCCATCGCTTCCTGCCAATGCAGATTCCTCTCCACCCTGCTCGTAACACCGTAGATGGGGTAGCCTGCCCAAGTCCCGAGCGCATCCTTGGCCCTCGCGTCCCCTCCCCTTGGGAAGTCCCCATGTACCAGGCAGACTCCCACCGCAATCTGAGTGGAAGGCCTAAACGTATCCTTCCCTGCGAGGAGATCCGCCATCCACTCAATCGGCTCCTCGATAAGCGCCTGGCGGATACAGAAATCTGGCCATCCAAGCCGCAGGGTGAACTCCAGCGGCCAGGTTCGCCCCTTCTTATCCACAATGCAGTTGATATTACAGTCGCCCACATAGTTGACCTGATGGAGATAGTCGGTTAAGGGATCGAGCACCATGTCGAATAGCTTGCTGCGAGGAACGTGCCGGATAACCGTCCCCATCTCCCCAGTATTCTCACCGAGGTCGTCGTTGAGGAACTTCTTGAATTCAAAGCTCTCCTCCACCATCTCACACCACCCTCCAGGACCGAACATCCCAGAGATCCCTACTTCTACTCCTTCCACCTTCTGCTGCATCATCAGCTGTCCCTTAAACCTCCCCTCCTTCTCCCAGCGGGAGATGGTGAAGATTGCATCATCCACGTCCCGAGAGACGTAGGTCATAGCCTTGTCGCACTCCCCTCCCCAGGGCTTCATCACCCAGGCTGTGCCGCTGTCCTTCACCACCTTCAGCGCTTCCTTCGCACTGGAGACAACCTGGTAGGGGATCGTCTCTATTCCACACTCTTCCAGCACCTCCTGCCCCTTGGCGCGGTCGCACTCAAGCTGGGCCGCCTTCGGGTTGCAGCCAAATATCGGATAGCCCTTCCCAAACCAATCGCCCAGCTCATCCATAGAGTCGGCATTTCCTGTAAGCACCACAAGGTCGGCCCAGTCCATTGATCGTTTCCACTCCTGTACCTTATCCACCATGCCGTCGCCATAGGGACGGACGCCGCCCAGGCCTTTGAAAGGAGGAAGCCAATAGCGAACTTCATGATCCGCGTCAAGAGCACGAACCGCAAGATCAAGGCCACTGGCTTCCCCCGCATTATCCAGCACCAGTACCTTCATTTTTGTGGCTCTCTTTCTTCTGGCGGAATATAGGAACGCTGGACCTTCTTCGCGGCGTGCGGCAGATACAGATCTCTCTCTTCGGGACTCATTCTATCCAGCAGGGCTCGCTGCTCCTCCGGCTCCCTTCCCAGGCTGATGAACTTCCTCACCGAGGGTGGCAGGGTCGAGTTGAGCGACTTAATCATCCTCACCTGATCCTTCGAGGTCAGGTCAAACTTCTCGCTCATCTGATCCAGCAGCTCCACATACTTATCATCCCCCGCCTGGTAGAGCTGCCGCAGCCTGGAGTACTCCTTGGAGTATTCAGCTTTTTCAAAGGAGGTCTCTTTAGGAGCTACCAGGCTGCGGTAGGATTCGTTGATCGCTGCTTCGGTTTTCGATTCACTCATATACTTGGGCTGGGGAGTAAAGCCGAGGGTGTTGAGGGCGGCGGCCTTCTCCTTCTTGCCGGTAAGGTTCTCCTGCGTTGCACGCATGGAGATGGGCTCTAGCTCGCTCAACGAATAGGCCAGTTGCTGTTCAACCTGAGTGACGAGATCAGCATTCTTATCTCGAACATGCTCCCCGAAGCTATTCATGCCGGTGGCCCACTCTCCCATCAGTCCCATCACTCCGGAGCCTTTGTTGAGAACCATCTTCGAGACGCCGGGGACCAGTCCCTCGTTCTGAACATGCTTGTACAGGGCGGCGAACTCTCGAGAGTAGAACATGGTGGTGACACGCTGGGGAGTGCCGTCCGGATTCGTCTCTCCCGTTCTGGGATTGATGTAGTCCATTCCGTGGGGCATCTCCCCCGTCATGGCCCAGGTCATGAGGCCTGCCATGCCGGCACCCAGACTCGTATACGAGCTTACGAAAAGCACCTTATCCAGATCACCCTTCCGTACCATCCCCAGCCGATCGCTGTTCCGAATGAACTGCCCCAGCTGCATCGCTCCCCCTCCATACTCCCGGAGGAAGCCCATCTGCCATCCCAGGGAGAGAGTGTTGAGGACGGCGATATCTTTAATCCAGCGCTGCCAGAATAGCTTGTTATAGGCCATCTCGCCATAGCGGTTCTCCACCGATTTGCCCAGCCGGCGCATCTGCACCAGTCTAGCGGCCTCATTCTCCGCCAGCTCGGGGTTGCGCTTCAGCAGACTCTCCGCATCCCGCAGGGCGGAGGCGGCCTTCAGCGCGGGTATCCACTGTTCGAAGATTGGATAGCTCATAGCGCTGAGCGTCGCCCAGGGCAGGTGCCAGGTGGCGCGGGTGAGGTCGCCGGCGACCCCGAGCGGTTTCATCTGCCTCGCATCCGCCATTGCATCTATCAGCGCATTCGAAAAATTCTTCCTCGCGTTCGTTCGGTAGATCGCTGACATCTCCGGCGTTATCCCCATCTCCATCAGCGTCTTGAGAGCTTGAGCGTCGGCATCCGACAGCGCTTCCTTCGGTATCTTTCCTGTGAACGCCTTCACCACTCGCCAGCCTCCTCTACCCAGTGGGATATTGATCGTCTCCATAATCGGGTTGAACCCCGAGGCCAGCATCTTCCCTGCCCAGCGCACCGGGTCGATCTCCCCCGAGAGCATCTCCGCCGACGCCCTCGTCATCCCTGTAGCCATGTCGATCCCTGCCACGTGGAGGGGATGGAACAGGCTGAGTGCCAGCCGTACCGGCACCATGGCGTTCTTCAGCGCCATTGCCCCGCGGAACCCTCTCCCCGTCAGTCCTTTCATCTCCCAGAGGCTCTTAGAGAACAGGGCGTTGCTCAGCACCTGATGCACATCATTATTCACCCAGAACATGTCGCCGGTGGGCGCTCTCACCTGGGTAGTTCCCGGCGGCTGGGTCGTCCCCTCCGTCCTCTTCACCTCCCAGTGAACCTTCCCCTCTGCGTCGGTCACCGGGATGAATTCCTCCTTCGCAGCGATCTTCCTCGTCGCCAGCCCGTGGCTCGCCAGATCATTCAGTATCCCCATCCTCATCTCAGCCGCCGCCGTGGCCTGATCCCTAACCAGCATGATCTCTTCCGGGTTATCGTACTTAGGCACGAACCCGGCATCTACAGCTTCCTTATACAGATCAAAAGTCCTCTCCTTGGTGAAGTCCGGGTCCAGCCACTTACTCCCATATTTCTTGGTAAAGTGCGCCGCCACCCCCTCTTGATCCTCAAAGGCGTGATAGATATAATGATCCCTCGGCTCGTAGTCGAACCCCTGCGCCTTATCCCTCTTCGCCAGATCCTTCACCCAGCTCTCGTATCTGTCAGAGATCGCCTGCATGAAGCGCTCTTTAAAGCTCCCACCCGTCTCATGCGTCTCCAGGAACTCTGCCACCTTATCCGGCCTCGCCCTCCAGAACCTCAACCGCTTGCGGGAGCCATAGGCAGCCTGAGCGAGCTTCTGCTCGTACTCAGTCAGCCGACTCGCAATCACCGCTCCCCCTAGCTTCGCCTCCCCGCTCAACGCCTCCGGATTCACCGCCCGGATCAGCTGCTGGATGGATATCTGCAAATCCGTCTTCGCCCTCTTCACCTCTCCCGGCTTGATTAGCCTCGTCGCCTCCAGCTCTCTCGAGGTAACCACCCCCTCCGCATCCTTCGCTACGATCGTCGCCCCGATCCAGTGCGGGGGAGGCTTCTCCGCTGAGTGCAGGGCCATCAACTGACTCCCCACCCGCATCGACTGATTCAGCAGCTGCAGCTCCTGCGGCTTGGCCAGACCCAGATGCTTCCCAATCATCAGTCCTAGCTGATTCAGCATGTTCTTAAACTTATAGGTCTTCGACGCGTACTTCTCCGAGTTCGCTAGGAACTCCTGGAACTGCGGGTTGGTGAACACCTCAGCTATAAACTCATAACGGAAGCCCATCCGATGGAAGGCCCTCTCTCCTACAGTGGGGGAGATTCGTCCTGCTTGATAAGATTTAGCTGTCTTTCCATACGCACGCAGGGCGTAAAAGTCATTCTCCCTTCCTGCCTTCTGTGCTCTAACATTCGCCTCGGCAATGATCTGATCTAGTTCCCTCAGCACCGGCCCCTGAGGATTCTTGATCGTATCCAGCACTTCCGTATCGAGCAAAGGCCTTCCCAGTCTAGCTTTCGCAGCGTCCAGTTCATTCCCTATCAACTTGTTCAGCATCCCTACTGTAACCGAGTGCACCGTTTCGTGGAGGAAGGTGGAGACCATATCGGACAAACCAGCTCGCATGCTAACCTTATTCTCTTCTATAGAGAAGCTCCCTGACGCATTCTTCATGTCCTTCTCGCCCTTGAAGACAACCGAAGTATTCCTATCAACATGCTTCGCCAGGGTGTCCATGAAGCTCTTCGCATAGCCCTCCGTCTTCGGAGCTAGGGTATCCATCAGCTGTCCAACAGTACTCACCTCTCCCGGCTTGACCTTGCTGAGGTCCTCTCCAAACTGCTGCGCATTCTTGAACCCGAGCGTCTTATCCACAGCCATCGACACAGGCCGCGGGTCAACAGGCTTCGGCTCTGGTCCTCCATGAACGGCTGCCTTCATATCCCGCTGCGCACCCCTGACCGCCGCCGCCTCCCTCGAGACCCTCGCCGCCGCCTCCCCTCCTGGACCCAGCGGCACAAACATCGTTCCCAGATCGTAGGCAAAGTCCAGCGCCTTGTTGGTACTGTCCAGAGCCTGCTTCACATCTCGCTTGTGGATGGCCCAGTCGATCCCCTTCTTCTTCGCCTCGTCCGGCGTGGCAGCCTGAGCCACGAGGTCGGCGGCGCGTTCGAGGTTCTGTTGCAGCGGCCTCACCAGCGCCGCCCTCCCTCCTTCCACGATCGGCGCAACCGCAATATTCAGCAGCGCCAGCGCCGTCTTCGGTCCGTGCAGGAGATCCGCCTCTGCCTCCGGATCAGTGAACTTCTCATTATAATCTTCTACCGCCTGTTTGAAGGCAGCCCTCGCCGCGTCCACTGTCGGCTGGGTCTCTCCCTTCAGCAGCGGCGACTCTGCAATCGCCCCAATCCTCCCCACTTCCCTCTCCAGCGTCATCCTCGCTGCCTGCTTCGCCAGATCCCCAACCGGCGCTAGCCTCTTGGCGAGGCTCGACCCCACCTCTTCCACCTTCTCCAGCAGACCCTTCTGCTCAGGCGGCTTCGGAAGCGCCGCCTGCATATCCGCCATGCTGATCCCCCTCTTCGCCGCCGGCTTCGCCGCGGGCGCAGGAGGCTTCCCTTCCGGGGGTGGAGGCGTCCCCAATGCCTCCTGCATATTCTCCATGCTAATCGGCATCAGTCCTCCTCACCGCCGCCGCCCTCACTCCCAAAGGTCGCATTCTCATCCGTCACATTCTCCAGCTCCTCCTTCGTATACCAGGTATCTCCAATCAGCACCATATCCGCCTTTGGTCCATTTGGATCCTTGGTGAGGGGCATATCCTTATAGATCATCCCCGGCTGGAACTTCCCACTCCCGGGGATCGGCTTTGGCTTATCCCAGGTGGTCCCCGGCAGCACCGGCGAGGCCTTCATCCCCGCATATACCCCTCCCTTCTCCGCATGCTGATAAGCCCGAGCCATCGCCTCATTCTTGGTGAGAGTAGGGTTCGCTCGCATGATAGCATAGCCATCATCCAGCACCCCTCTCGACCTAGCCCGGATATCAGCCTCATTCGCCCCCTCGTGATCCCTATCTGCCAGGTCGGTGATGATCTTCAGATCCCCCGCCTTCGCCGTCGTCACGCCCTCCTTCTTCAGTTTATCTAGCCGGGCCTCTTCCACCTTCATCCGTTCCCTCTCCAGAGGGATACGGGCGGTGTTCAGCCCCACGAGGGCTTGCTGGTTCTTCGCCGCCTGCTCTCTATAGTTGATCTCCGCCGCATCCTTCTGACTCAGCGCGGAGGACTTCAGCTGAGCGAACAGGCTCGGCGTCCACTGCTTCTGACTTATCTCAGCGAACTTCGGGTTCCTCGCCATCGCAGGATCTTCCGACATCATCATCGTCAGCGCTTGTCTCCACCCCTCCGGGGTATTCGGCACCGCATCCAGGGTGTTGACGAAGCGATCGATCTGCTGGGTCTGAATCCGATAGGCGCGGGAGTCAACCTGCGACTGCGTGCCCATCATCCGAGTGGCGGCGTTGAAGCCCTTAATGGCCTCATCATAATGGCCAGTAGCCTGGTCTATCTGAGCCAAGCGGATTAGATCGTTGGTGACGCTCGGCGTGTCTGTGCCAGTGGGCTGGAAGTTCTGCATCATGGCCAGCCGGCGCATGTCCATATTCAGGGAGATTCTATCCCTCTGCAGCTGCATCTTCTCCTCTTCCAGCTTGAGAGGTGCCTCCTGCAGCTGGAACTTCCCCATCTCGACCCTCTGCTGGCCGAGCTGAATCGCCTGGAGATCGAGCTGTTGTTGTGCAGCGCCTTCCGCAAATGAACCGAAGCCCGGCATACTAACCTCCGTAGATCGGCAAGCCGCCGACCGTCTGGCCCTTTATTCCCAGAGGGCTCGTCGAGCTGAACATCCCCGACTGCCACTGGCCGATCAGGTTGGTGAGCAGCGCCGAGATCGCTCCCTTGGTCGGCGCACCCTCACTCGTCCTGGCCTCCTGCCAGCCCCTGCTCCCACCCATCTGATTAATCCAGGGGGAGACAACCTTGTTGAAGAGCACATCCGGGGTAGCGTTGGCGGGGACGGTGCCCTGGCGAAGGGCGGAATTGATCTGCCCCATCATAGCATCCATGAAGCGAGTCTCTCCCATCCGGCCGAACTTCTGGTAGAAGGGCAGGCTCGATCCTCTGGCGTCGAAGATCCCTGCCAGCGTCTGGAAGTTCTGACTCGGCGTAGCCCCGAGTATCGCCGAGGGATTCTTGTTGTACGCGGCGGCATAGTTGTTCCAATAGGCATTCTCTGGATCCATCCTTCCCGGCCCGAAGGCGCTACTCAGTGCACCGACCGCCGCTCCAACACCAGCTCCAATGAGCGTTCCAACTCCGGGGATGACACTCCCGATTGCTGCGCCAGTAGACGCACCGCTGAGAGCATCAGCTCCAGTAGATCCTGATTGCCAGGTCTTGGCAAAGTTGTAGAGAGCGAGGGGGACGGCGGCGTAGCCAAGTGCGCCGGTGAGTTCTTTGGCAGCTGCTCCGGAAACAAGTCCCCCTGCATTGGCTCCGAGCACCCCCAGTTTCGCTGCGTTAACCCCTGCTTGTCCATAACCTGATACCCCTCCCGCCTTCAGCCCTTGGATGATTCCTAGAACATCTCCACCGACTTGCCCGCCTAGGCCTAGATTCTTAGCAACCGTCGGGTCGAGACCGGGGATCTTTGATGCTAGTCCGAGAGCGCTCGGCACTGCTGCCCCCGGTCTGCCCTGTGCTAGATCCAGTCCCACCCCCGCCAATGCACTTCCCGTCTGGAGCGCCGATCCGGTATTGAACCCTCCGGGGGTGGCGGCTTGCCCGCCAGCGCCTTTAAAACTAAACAACCCAGCGGTTAGATCGGCACCTCCCGCACCGCCCATGTCGGTGCTGACGAAATCGCCGCCTGGCTGACCTCCCCCTCCTCCCCAGCCGAGCCAATCGGGCTGGCCAGCTTGGATGCCGGTGTCGGGGATTCCTCCCCAGTTCGCATCTAGGTAAGGGGGAGGGGCGGGAGGCTGCCAGACCATCTGGGTAGGGTCGCCGATCGGAGGGATGCCGCCGTAGTCGGTGGGAGGGGCTCCAGGAGCACCCCCCGGCGCACCGCCTCCTCCCGAGCCAGGGAACATCTTGGAGAGCAGATTCAGGGTAGGGTTGAGGAACCCCATTGTGGAGGCTCCAACATCGTGCGCCGCGCCTCCCAGCGCCCCGCCGATCGCCCTCGGGTCCATCGGGCTTATATTAGCTCCTGCCAGACCCGACAGCATATTGAGTTCTTGCATCCTGTATTGGTCCGCAAGTCCTATCCCGTACTTCTCCAGCTCCATCATCTCCGCGCCCGATCCATAGCCTGGACCGCCCGGCGCTGCCGCCCCACGCTTAATTGCTTCCGTCCCCTGGCCCAGCATGAACTGATAACCAGGCAGCTGTGCGATTGAGCTAGGATCTTGCATCAGCCCCAACAGCTGCTGCCCATACCCTGGCCGGTACTGGGCGAAGGGATTGGTCTGCCCAACGTAGTTGCGGATGGTGCCCTGGTTCTGGATGCTATTAATCATCCCGTACAGGCCGCCCGCCGCGCCCAGGCCTGCTTGGATATCGCCCCAGATTCCAGGCGTCTGCCCCGTGGGCTGCTGCATGTATTGTGGAGGTACTGACATTTCTCTCCCCTAGGTCGCCGGCGTCTGGCTAACCAGCACCCCATTTACAAAGATCATCGACCCGCTGGTTCCACCGCCGGTCAGCGGCGCAGTGGTGATCGTTCCGCTAAACCGCGTAGGAGCCCACAGCTCGTTAAACCAGCTCCACCACCGCGTCGTAACTATTCCCTGTTTATCGGTTAGCGGCTCGCGGATGTTCGGCACTATGCTCATATCGTCCCTATATCCATCTGCAAATCCACCGTCTTGATCCGAAGGGCCGTCGGCGAAACGTGCCTGTAACGGTAAGCACGGCGAGTGAAGGTGCCCTCGTTCCGCATCTGTGGATTCTTCTTCCCCAGGTCAACCCGCCGGGGCTCGCTCCAGGAAGTGTAGTCGTCATCCGACCTACTCACATACAGCACACTGCCGGGGGTCTGGTCGGAGTGGAAGTACTTTCGGTG